GTAATGGATCTTGCAATCCTGCGTCTACAAACCCTTTTAACCTTAAAGCACTACTTGCGCTATTAGCATCGCATGGATAATCTCCGGAATAACAGGTATAGGTATCACCAAAATTGACCCCTAACTCAACTCCATTTAAAATTATCTCTTTTTTACTCATTTCTAAAAGAGGAGCTCTTACCCTTATATCAATTTCACGGTTTAATAGACAAATTTGATTCATTTTATCAACAAACTGAACTGAACCATCCCAATAACCAGCAAGACTATCTGCTTCTGCTGCACCGTACCATACTTCATCAGCTTTCATTTTTTCTGCATAGGATAATAATATACTTAAAAACATTAAATTACGAAATGGTACATACGATTTAGGTTGAGCTTCGCCCATTATATCTTGTACATCAGGTGTATCAATTTCATTGTTGGTTAGAGAAGATGTATCAGCTATATCCTTTATATAAGTAACGTCTAATAATTTATTAGTAAAGGTAACATTCGGATAATCATGTTTAGCATTAACTAATTGCTTTTCAGCTGCTTCTAACTCTTTATCATGACGCTGACCGTAATTAAAAGTTACAGTATGTACTTCTTTATATTGCTCAGATGCTTTATAAAGCAAAACAGATGAATCCATTCCCCCAGATAAAGTTATAACTATTTTTTTACTCTTCTTCATCGTCTACTTCGTCTGGTATAACTTCATCTTCATCGGATTTATTACTATACTTCCATTCTTGTTTAATTTTCTCTTCAACCACCGGTATAATAGTATTGTCCCAAAGTTCTGTATCATCTTTCCATTTACTGTAATAACCAAGTTTCTTACCATCAGGTAATGTATATGTAGAACCAGTTTGTATAACTGCTCCTAAACCTACTGCAAGATCTAATAAACCATAATACTTATTTAGACCTTTATCAAACGATAGATACATTTCACCTTGCAAATATTGCTTAACAAATCTATTTTTAACAGTTAATGCTCTAAGTATAACACCTGAATAATTCTTCTGACCTACCGCTAACTTACCATCTGTATTTTTATCTTCTTTAACTGGCTTCCGAGCTAATTGAATAGTAACTGAAGGTAGATAAACAGTAGCAGTACCACCTGGCATTGCTTTAACTAAAGAAGGAAATAATGCAGCTGGGTCTTCATATATATGATTGGTAGCTAGAATAGTAGTTTTAGTTAATCCTGATAATTGAGTTAAGGTACGTAATAAAGATTTCATAGCTTTGGCTCTACTACCCATATCAGCACTTACATTACCTTTAGTCTGACGATTAATCTGCAATTGACTTTCCATATTACCTAAAGAATCAATAGCTATAATAAACTTACCTTCTTGACCATTTTCCTTTACTTTAGTTAAGAAGTCAAAAATTGTATTGCGACATTCTTCAATACTAAAAACCGGTACATATTTTACTTTACTAACATCTAACCCTAAAGCTTGAGCCCCATCTTTATCAATAGCGTTTTCACTATCAAATATAACTGGTATTAAACCTTCTTTTTGTGCATTAGCTAGAATTTTCTGTAAAATGAAACTCTTACCGGTCATACTAGGACCAGCTAATAAGGTCATTCTATTTCTCGGTATACCACCGAACAATGAACCAGATACAATACCATTCAGTACCATCGATCCAGTATCTAACCAACCATCTACATTACTAATAGCACTCTCATTTAAGAAAGATGCGTATGGATTAGATTTATCAATTACAGATAAAATATCATCAATTTCTTTACTCATATACTACTATTATAGTATATGTTTATCGTTTATCAATAAATTCTTTAAACTTATCAGCATCTTTTATCGTTTCAAATAACATCGTATGCTCATATACGTTTGTCCATTTATACATATCCCATTGCCATTTATTAAAATTTTCTTTACAGAAATCACTATACTCCATTTCCCAATCCGAATGAAATGGTACAGAAAATGAATAAGATTTCCACCCTAATTTATAATCAAATATTTCTTGAGGAGACATACATGGAAAGCCTCTCATATTTTTTAGTTATGAGAGGCTGTTTCTTTTTTATTTATTTTTTTATTACTAATCGTCGAATAGTTTAATAACTTCAGCTTCTTCTCCTGCTGGTTGACCAGCTGGTACCAAAACCGGGTTAACTATTTTTTCATATTGATCTGCTATACGAGCTTCAATTTTAAAATTAGAACCAACAGCAATGTTACTCTTCGAATAGGTAAAGTAATTAGCCCGTGAATCGTTTTCACCAGGTTGTACAAATTCTTGGAAAAATAATGGGAATAACTGTACAGCCATTTGACCATTTTCACCTTGTTGAACTGTAATCATAACAGGATTTTTAGCAACAAGCTTATCATCCGTTTCACTATCAAGCTCGGCAAAAATTGCACGACCTGCGTTATCAATAAATGTAGTATAATTCTTATCTGACATACATATATTTTAATAACTGTTTTACATAATTCAACCTAAAAGATCAAATAAGTTTGTCTGAACCGCATTTCCAGGTTTTTGAATAGCCCATTTAACATTATCATAAAATCTCTCAATAACCGCATAAAGATTTTTTTCAAACATTTTATCGTAATCAACATGAAATATCTTTTTAAATTCTTCCGGGTAATAATATTTGTATGCTAAGCTTGGTAAATTGTACGGGTTGGGTTGTTGTAAGTAAAAGTATCTAACTTTATCCCCCGAACTAATAGTTTCATACTTCTTTTCAATATCAAACTTTTCTAGTAACTTATTATGATAGTAAGCAGCTTTAACATGTATAGGCATGCCTTTTGCAGTCTTCCAACCATCACATTGACCTGCATATTTTTCATAACCTTTCAAGCCAGATACAAATGTAATATCTTCTACCGGTAAATCTTTAAATATCTTATACGTTTTATCAAGTACTTCATTAGTTTTAGCTATATTTTGAGTTGATAACATCGTCTCAATTATACCCTTTACATGCGGTTTAATGGCATCGGGCATCGTACTTCTTACAACTTCAACACCTGTATACTTATACTTATCCATCGGTATACCTTCATCATCTAAAATATGCATAACATAACGTTTTTTCTGTAAAAATATACCAGTATCGGCAATTACTTCGCGTTTAAAGATAAACCTACAGTCTTTAGAATTTAAGTTTTTATTACCCCATACTTTAATTTCATCATTTAAGAAGTCTTCAATATTCTGCACTTCATCATGAAATGCTTGGGTCAATTTACCATTTTCATCAGTAAAAGTTAAACCTGCTTTAACTAACGGTTTAACTGAAATGTAACTACTATCAGTATCATTATATATGATACAATCATTAAGGGTTTTTTCATCTTCAACATTAGCTTTTTCTTTAATATACTTTTTAAGTAATTCGTTAGACTGTTTAATAACTGCTTGACCAGTTAAAGTAATTGAAGCTGCAATATCGTCATCACCAAAAGGAGCATGCTTATTACCAAAATAACCATAAATTGAATTAATTAAAACTTTAATACATAACTGCTTAGCATCTAATTGGTCAATTTCAAATTTAAGGTCCTTACTTTTAACCTTACTCTTTGAATACTCTCTCTTAAGTTTACCTAATTTAGTTTTTACCCCAACCCGTTTATCATAATAGTAATCTAAAATTTCAGGCATTACCCCTTTAAACCTTTGAGTGAATAACACGTTTGCTTTACTAATAGCTATCTCTTCTTTTTTACAGAACTTTAAAAACTTTTCATGGGTTAAAGTAAAGACTTGACCATTAGCATGTCGTATAACTATTTCATTATTATTTTTATCTTCAATCTTACCTACTTTAGTTTCCGGGGACATATTAAGAGATATCATTACATTCGGATATAGAGAATTAGCATCAAACGATATAATATTTTCTTGAAAACCTTTCAAAGGCTCACCAACAAAAGCACCGGGGTTCTTACCTGTGTCTTCATTCCTAATAAATGATGGTACACATTGACCACGCTTTCTTGATATAACTGCAGTTGCACCATTAATTACTGATAGGGATCCCATAGCAGCTTCAAAGGTAGTTAAACCTACATAAGCTAACATCTTAATTAGTTCTGTATATTTTAGTTTATCTTCTAAGTTGGTTAGCAGTCTAACGTCTTGAATATTATATTCGACAAACGTTTGCCAATCCGTATCAGCAAGAGTAGCAAGATTCATATTACCAAAATCTACTTTCTTTTCACCTAACTCAGCCTCACCAATTGCATCAAGTTTATAACTTTCTTTAACACCAACCGAAAAACGTTTATATACATCTAAATAGTCAATCAATGAAATACCTTCAACATACCAACGTTGCTGTTCTTGACCAAACTGACCACGTATTGTTCTACTATAAACCTTACCTGATGGTGATATTCTATTAGTCCATTCTTCACCAAGTATGCGAGTACATCTATTTAAAATATACGGTAGATCAAAAAACTCACTATTCCAACCCGACATAATATCAGGGTAATCTTTTTCAACATACTCAATAAACTTCATAAATAACTCTCTTTCTGAAGAGCATTTAACATAAGTTACATCAGTATCTTTATTATTAAACTCACCCAAACCAAACGTATGGTAATGACGATTTAAAGAATCAAAACAAGTAATAACATTACAGGTATGAGTTGGGTCTTGAGGGTTAGGAAACTCATCCGGTGAGTAAGTCTCAATATCTAAAAACATTACTTTAATAGGGTTCTTACTAAAGTCTGATGTTTCGTTAACCTTCCAAAAAGTATCAATTAGGTATTGCTGAACAGCAGGTTGGTTTTCAAATACCCTTTTAATTCCGGTATCTTTAATATACTTGAATCTATCGTACTGGGTTCTAAAACTCTTTTTAACTAATTTTGTACCAAATATAGATTCATATTCACCCTTACCTTCAACATAAAGATAAGGATCATACGACGTAGTTACTTTAATTCTTTTACCATCTGTATCCCAGGTAAATAAATTAATACATCTTTCACGGGGATCATAGTATATATTACGATAACTCACCCATTAATTATATCACAGTTCCTAATTATATCTACTTAAGTTTACCCTCTTTGGATCACCTACATTATATTGATATAATTCCATATAGCAATCAATATTTTTATCATCTTCTAACCATCTTGTATCAGCATATTGACGACCTTTTCTGCAAAGAGCTTTATAACGTTTTCTATCTTGCAAAGTATACTCTATTTGATTAATCATTTCATCTCCAGTTTTAAACTTTATAGGAGCATTTTCATATGTGCACATATCTTGACAAGCAATAGGTAATCCTAATGCGCAGGATTCTATATATTTTAAATCTGATTTCGAACGGTTAAAAATATTATCTTGTAGAGGTGCAACTAGCATATTAACATTTAAATCATACAAACCTTTACCATATTCATATAATTTTTTCCATGGATGGAATTCTACTTTACCAGACCGAACTAAATCTATTAACGGTAAAGGGTGAGCCCCTAAAAACACCCATTGAAACTTATCAACTGTTTTTCTTATAACATCATTAACATGGTGGAAATCATCTTTAAATTTAACTCTTTGCTCTACATCAAAATGAGCTCCGGAGCCTGCATATAAAATTCTTGGTTTTCTTTTATTACGATCATAGCTTTCCATCGTTCTTGCATTATCGTAAAACCTATCTAACCAAAACTTTGGCATAAAATTTGGTACAACTGTAACATTTTTATTACCAGTTTTATCCCTATAATAATCCCTCATAAATGGGCATGTAACGGTAATTTCATCACATATAGACATCATTTCTTGAGCTGATTGTCTAATAGCAGGGTCAGTAAATGCTGTTTTATATTTGTTATAATCTGGTATATCTTCAGAAAAACAGATATCATCAATTTCATAAATTAATCTAAAATTATTTTTATCTGCTAATTGTCTTAGCCACTTTACAAATTGCAATTGCTGAGGTGTAGCTTGTCTTTGAATACGAACACCTTTTGTCTGTACATAATATCGTTCATCTAAATTCATCACTGTTGTTCCGTGTACACAAGCTTTACTATGAGCGTTCATAATCTGTTCAGGCCATATCATTCTCCAATGACCACAACCAGAATAATCTGCATAATAATTTAAAAATCGCGGTAATTCATTTTCTTTTGGTTGCGGAGGCGGTGCCGGCTGCTGAAACTGTATCGGTTGATTTTGCATCGGTTGAAACGGGTTACCTTGTTGGAATGGTCTGTTACCTTGTATTAGCATAATATTAATTAATCAATAAAATTTACTCTTCTAGTGATACCATTGTGTTTTTCCAAAAATATAACGTCTCCGTTAGCTGATTTTATACTCTCTTTACGGTGACTTATAACCATAACACATTCGTTATATTTTTCTACTCTTTCATTTAATATTTCTAGAACTAAATCAACTCCCTTTTCATCCAAACTACTATCAAATAATTCATCGTAAAAACTAATATTATAATATACGTCACCCTGCGACTTTCTCATATCCATAAATGAGAATAAACAAGCTAAATCAATAGCCTTTCTTTCAGCTCCAGAGAAGTTATTATATAAACAAATCTTACCTTTTTCATTTACAATTTCTTCTTCAAAATATTCATTAAAAACGCATACGCAATTACTATCTAATTTTTTTAAGAAATGAGT